CTGTTCACGATAAGCTCATGGGCGACTACGTTGAAGCAAACAAGTCCATTGAAGATTTGGTGGATGAATCAACTGAAGAGATTGAAAACTCAATCGCAAATATTGAAGAAATCAATCGCAAGGTTCGAGCAAACCTAGATAAAGAGAAAGCCGAAGAGGAGGCTAAACAATACGAATCTCAATACGATAAATTGACAAAACAAATTCAAGATGTTCGAGACGAACGCACAAGCTTACTGGATAATGCGGATTTACCATTGCCGGGACTATCAGTTGAGGATGGAGAATTGGTCTTCGAAGGACAAAAATGGGACAACATGAGTGGTTCTCAACAATTGAGAGTATCAACCGCTATCGTTCGCAAGTTGAAACCAGAATGCGGATTCGTACTTTTGGACAAGCTCGAACAAATGGACATTCCAACATTGAACGAATTTGGCAAATGGTTAGAATCTGAAGGACTCCAAGCCATTGCGACTCGTGTCTCAAGTGGAGAGGAATGCCAAATCATCATCGAGGATGGATATGTGGTATCTGATACGGTCACACCATTCCAAGATACAGAACCAACGAATAAATGGACGTTTTAAGAAAGGAGTAAACAATGAATATTACAAGAGGAATACAATCACGAGCTCAACGTGTAGTCATTTATGGAACAGAGGGAATCGGTAAGTCTAGCTTAGCAGCACAATTTCCAAATCCATTATTTATTGATACTGAGGGTTCAACATCAAACATGGATGTAGCTCGTATGGATAAGCCAACCAGTTGGACAATGCTCATGAATCAAATTGCTTTCGTAAAAGCAAATCCAACTGTGTGCAACACATTAGTCATTGATACAGTCGATTGGGCTGAAACACTAGCCATCGAAAGCGTATGTTCGCAACACGGGAAAAGAGGTATTGAAGATTTCGGTTACGGGAATGGTTACACATACGCTCGAGAAGAGATGGGACGATTCTTGAATAAACTTCAAGAATTAGTGGACATTGGAATTCATGTAGTCTTGACCGCACACGCTCAAATTCGAAAATTTGAGCAACCTGACGAAGAAGGAGCTTACGACCGATACGAATTAAAGCTTGGAAAGAAAACAAGCTCTCAGACCGCTCCAATCGTTAAGGAATGGGCTGACATGGTTCTATTCTGCAATTATGAAATTGTAGTGATGACATCAGAAAGCAAAAAGAAAAAAGCTCAAGGCGGGAAGCGTGTGATGTACACAACACATCATCCAGCGTGGGATGCGAAGAATCGATTCGGACTTCCTGAAAAGCTACCTATGGAATATAGTGCAATCGCTCATATTTTTGATAAGAAAGAACCTAAAAAAGTTGAGACGGTAACTCCTCAAAGCGTGGGCATCGGAAAAGTAGTAAGCGAACCACAAGTTGTTGAGCAAGTTCCCTCAGTCGATGAAGTTATCCCAACAGGAACGAGTGGAACAGAAACTCAAGGAGATCCGTTCCCTCTTAAAGAACCAATCAATATACCAGACTCTATTCCAAACAGTCTGAAAGATTTAATGCTTCAATCTTCAGTCACACCGAAGATGCTTCAAGATGTAGCCTTCATGAAGGGACACTTCCCACAAGACACACCAATTGAGAACTTCCCACAAGAATATTGGGCGTTCATGGTAACGAATTGGGCGGATGTCTTGAAATCAATTGAAAGTATGAACAAATAACATAAAAGAAAGAGGTAAATAAAAATGACAGAATACAACAACAACTTTGAACGTGAATTAGGATGGGATGATGTTATCCAACAAGACCAAGAATTCGTACTACTTCCAGAAGGATTATACGAGTTTACAGTTACAGGATTTGAACGAACACGACATACTCCAAGTGGAAACGGAAAGCTTCCAGCATGTAACAAAGCAATCGTATCGGTTGAAGTGGTAGCCCCTCAAGGAAAAGTGACAATGAAACACAACCTATTCTTACACAGCTCAACTGAAGGTTTGTTATCTGCGTTCTTCGGAGCAATTGGACAAAAGAAAAAAGGTAGTAAGCTTCAAATGGATTGGAACAAAATCATTGGAACTCGTGGAGTTTGCAAGGTAGGTATCAGAACTTACAACGGGAACCAATACAACGAAATTAAGTCAATGTATTATCCAGAAGATGTCAATCCAGAACATGTATTGAATCGTTCACAACAACAACCACAACAACAATATCAACAACAAGTACAACCACAACAACAATATCAACAACAAGCAACTCAACAACAACAACCATCATGGGGTGCATTCAACTAAAAGGAGGGACATTGAATGGAATTACGAAAGTATCAGGAAGAGGCTCGTGAGTCCATTCAACAGGAATGGGCAGAAGGTCGCAAGAAGACTCTTCTCGTTCTTCCAACAGGATGCGGAAAGACGATTGTATTTTCAAAAGTAATCGAAGATAGAGTGAGAATGGGCGAGAGAGTTCTCGTCCTCGCTCACCGCTCTGAGTTGCTCGACCAAGCAAGTGATAAGTTGCTACAAGCAACAGGACTTCAAACATCACTCGAGAAAGCGGGTTCCACAAGTCTTGGTTCATGGAATCGAGTGGTCGTTGGATCCGTTCAAACTTTGCAACAACCTAAACGCCTCGCAAGATTCAAGAAAGACCACTTCGATTCGATTGTGGTGGATGAGGCTCATCATTGCATCTCAGATGGCTATCAACGAGTGCTATCACACTTCGAAGAAGCAAATGTACTCGGAGTAACAGCAACGCCTGATAGAGGAGATATGCGTAATCTAGGGACATATTTTGACTCGCTAGCCTACGAATATACACTACCGAAAGCCATCAAGGAAGGATATTTAAGTCCAATCAAGGCACTCACAATCCCATTGAATCTCGACCTCTCAAGTGTGTCGATGTCACAAGGTGACTTCAAAGCGAGTGATGTTGGGAATGCGTTGGACCCGTACTTGGAACAAATTGCAACAGAAATGATGGAACATTGCAAGGATAAGAAGACAGTCGTATTCCTTCCATTGGTGAATACATCCAAGAAGTTCAGAGATATCTTGAACTCGAAGGGGTTCAGAGCTGCGGAAGTGAATGGTGAATCCAAAGACCGTGCGGAAGTCCTCGAGGATTTTGAGAACGGAAAATACAATGTTTTGTGTAATTCGATGTTACTTACAGAAGGATGGGATTGTCCGTCGGTGGATTGCGTGGTCGTGCTTAGACCGACAAAAGTTCGCTCACTTTATTCTCAAATGGTAGGGCGTGGAACTCGATTGTTCCCGGGAAAGACACATCTCTTGCTCCTCGACTTTTTATGGCATACAGAGAAGCACGAATTGTGTCGTCCAGCCCATCTCATTGCGGAGAACGAGGAAGTCGCAAAAGCAATGGTGGAACGTACTGAAGAGAACACAGGAGCAGAATTTGAACTTCTTGAATTAGAAGAAGTTGCGAAAGAAGATGCGACCGCACAACGTGAAGAAGCACTTGCGAAACAACTTGCTGAAATGCGTAAGAGAAAACGCAGACTTGTGGATCCGTTACAGTTCGAGATGTCGATTCACGCTGAAGACCTCACAAGCTATGTTCCAGCATTTGGATGGGAGATGAGCCCTCCTTCAGACAAGCAGCTCCAAACATTAGAAAAACTTGGAATCATGCCCGATGAGATTGGGAACGCTGGTAAGGCTCAAATGATTCTTGACCGATTATCAAAACGCCAATCGGAAGGGCTCACAACACCAAAACAAATCAGATTATTAGAACGATATGGATTCAGAAATGTAGGAATGTGGCAATTTGAAGCAGCCTCAAAACTAATCAATCGCATTGCTGCGAACGGTTGGAGAGTCCCTCACAACATCGATGTCCATACTTACCAAGGAGAGTGATTGAGTGGAAGAAAATAACTTACTTGAATTATTAGAATACATCGACCCCTCATTCCTCAACTATCAAGAATGGGTCAATGTGGGAATGGCTCTCAAGCATGAAGGCTATTCGGCATCAGATTGGGAATCATGGTCGGCTCGAGATTCTGGACGATACCACCCGGGAGAATGTTTCAAAAAATGGGATTCATTCCAAGGGACAAGCTCACCAGTCACAGGAGGCACAATCTTCCACATGGCTGTGGAACAAGGATTCAGCCCTTCTCAAGCTCATGATGATGGACGAGGTGCTCTCGAGTGGGATTCATCTATTCAATATGATAATGACTACAAATTTGTGGACAAAGCATGGATTGATGGGAAGGAGTTCCATGAACCAAAGAATTGGAATCCTGTGCAAGAGATTATTCGATACTTGGACACGCTATTCCAATCAGATGATATCGTGGCATATTCCACTCAATCATACGCTAAGACGAACGCTGAGACGGGCGAAATTGAGAAGTATCTTCCACATCGTGGAAATTACGACAGAACCGCAGGAAAGCTCATTGACGAGCTTGAACGATGCGGTGGCGACATCGGAAAGGTCTTAGGTGATTACAACGAGAAAGCAGGAGCGTGGGTGCGATTCAACCCAATGGACGGTCAAGGAGTCAAGAACGATAATGTCGTGAGTTATCGCTACGCTCTTGTGGAATCGGACAATATGGATTTGGAGAAGCAGAACGCAATCATGCGAGAGCTTGAACTTCCAATTGCAACACTCGTGTATAGCGGTGGCAAGTCCATCCATGCAATTGTACGAATCGAAGCAGCGAACAAAGAAGAATACAAGAAGCGTGTAGATTACTTATACAAGATTTGTAAGAAAAACGGACTAAACGTAGATGAACAAAACAAGAATCCAAGTCGCTTGAGTCGTCTCCCCGGATTCATTAGAGATGACAAGAAACAATTCATCATTGATACAAATATCGGTCACAAGTCTTGGGACGATTGGTATCAATACATCGAAGACTTGAACGATGATTTGCCGGATCCTGAAGGACTGAGCGAGACTTGGGACAATATGCCCGAGCTTGCTCCAGAACTCATAAAAGGTGTACTTAGACAAGGTCATAAGATGTTGATTGCGGGACCTTCAAAAGCTGGGAAGTCATTCGGGCTCATCAATATGTCGATTGCAATCGCTGAGGGTTCGAAGTGGTTCGGTTGGGAATGTACTCAAGGGAAGATTCTATATGTGAATCTCGAGCTGGATAGAGCCTCATGCTTGCACCGATTTAAGGATGTATATGCAGCAATGGGCATCGAGCCTCGAAACGTATCAAACATCGATATTTGGAACTTACGTGGGAAGACAGTACCAATGGACAAGCTCGCACCTAAATTGATTCGAAGAGCCCACAAGAAAGGCTATATTGCTGTAATCATCGACCCTATATACAAAGTACTCACAGGGGACGAGAATAGTGCGGATCAGATGGCTCACTTCACGAATCAATTCGACAAGGTAGCGACCGAGCTAGGATGTTCAGTCATCTACTGTCACCATCATTCAAAAGGTTCTCAAGGTGGCAAGAAATCCATGGACCGTGCTAGTGGTTCAGGAGTATTTGCTCGGGACCCTGATGCCCTTGTCGATTTAGTGGAATTAGAGCTCACGGACGATATCATTCAACAACGATGCGACCAATTGACTTGCGATATCTACAAAGATGCCATCAATCGTATGAATCGACCATATATGGAACAGTTCATCGGGTTAGACGACTTGAGAAGTCCATACGCAATGCGTAATCACTTCGAGAAAGCTGTCGTGAATATCAAAGACAGATGGCAAACAAACGAGCTCATCAACACCGAAACACGCAAGATTCAAACGATGTCGGCGTGGCGTGTGGATGGAACACTTCGAGAGTTCGCTAAGTTCAAGCCAAGAAATGTTTGGTTCAGTTATCCACTTCATATTGTGGATGAAACAGGAATCCTCGATGATATCGAGTTGGATGATTCCAAATCAACTCCATGGTGGAAGAAGAACTTCGATAAGAAGAGCACTCCTCAGGAGCGAAAAGAAGA